TGGAACTCTTCAGTCCACTTCACATTACCATCAGCATCACGGCACTCTACCGTAAACACACCACCAAAACCTGCTTTGCTGTCCATAATATTTCCTTAAACAAATCTTAAAAGTGCTGTAGACGCTGTATTAACTGGCATTGTTACCGTATTGTTAGCGGCTGTAAATAGCTTGTCCGAACCAAAATCCAATACTGCAATCGACTTATTACTCTGTGTACTGTTATATATCAACGCGCCACGAGCAGTAAACGAAGCACCGGGCCAAGACACATTATTAAAGCTTACATACACCGTATTGGTAGCTACATCTGTGGAAATCGTAACACCAGTAATTGTGACTCCACCTGCTGTATACCCAGTGCCTACCACCTCATCCGTTGTGGTGTACACAGTTGTTGATGGATTTAAAGTTGCATACGATGTATACAAAGCCATCTTTAAAGTGTTTGAAGCCAAGTTTTGACCACCTTGGACAATCTCACTTCTAAAACTTAACGTCTGACCTTGTTGTATAGGCATTATGAAACCCTGTTATGTTTTCTTACATTATCCAACCACGGGATAACTTGTAAATTTACTGGTACATGTAAGCCTGAAACCGTAGCACCCTGCAAAGGCAAAACATGATCAACATGCCAACCAAACCCAAACATTTCAGTTCTAAGTTTAGCAAGTTTATATGCTTCGCGCATTACCCAAATATCATCTTCTGTTAGCCAAGCCGGTGTTCTTTGCAGCTTTGCAGCTTGTCTACGCCTCACATATTCTGCCTGTATTTCTTTTGTATTCTGTCTATATGCTTTCATTGTAGCTATCCGTTTTTCACGGTTTTCAACTACATACTTCTTATTTCGTTCAACAATTATTTCTTTATTAGCTGCTTTGTATTTCTTTAGCCAGCCTACACGTTGCTCTACTGGGTATTCAGACCATTTCTTTTTTGGCTTTCTACCTTTAGCCAATTTTGCTTCTCTTTTTGCTAACAGTACAGGGTCAATACTTTTTTTATATCTTCTCTCTTCATTAATACATTCAAGACATTTTCTCAAATAATGCTGTTTTGCCTTTACAAAACGAAAGGCAGTTACCGGTTTTTCAGTACAGCATTTAATGCACGTTTTCATGGCGAAACTTTGATCTTGGCCTGACCATCGCGGTACGCATCACCACGCTCAAGACCAGTACCCAGACGATTCAATTGAGCCAAAGCATCTTGGAATTTCTTTTCATAGAAAGACATAATATCTTGCTCGCCCTTCATGAACGTATACGCCTCTACCAAAGATCCATATAACAATACTGGATCGTAGTTATCGCCCAGCCATGATGTACCAGTAGTATTCGTTACTTCTGAAACAGTTATTTGGAATCCAGAACCAACGCCTAAATCTACTTGGCTTGCGCTTAACACATCACCCACAACGTACAATGAACCGCCACTAGTAAGAACTACGTTAGTAACTATGCCAGCGGTAACGGTAATGTTGGCTGTAGCACCAGAGCCGGATCCGCCTGTTAAAGGCACGTTAAAATAGTTACCACTTGCGTATCCTGTGCCACCGTTTAAACCACTAAACAAATTAAGAATACCCTGCACAATAGATACAGGGTAGTAGTAATAGTGCATCTCTACGGAATACGCAGCATTGGGCGTAGGACCAAGAATAAAGCTCAACTCATTAGTGATCTGTAATCCGGGAGTGGTTGTGGCTCCAAACAAAGCATAGTACTTAGGAACGCCAGTATCGCTTGGTGTTGGATAAGATTCACGAATAAAGTTCACATCTTTGTTTAAAAGATATGTGTAGGTTGGGGTTCCTGTATCGTAACCCTCAATCACCGCTAGAGAAAATACTGACAAAAAATCTGATGGGGCTGATAAATATTTATTGCCACCTACCAATACACCAGTCTGATTTCTACGTAGAGGCGGTATCTGAACGCTGTTGTAAATGCGCTTCTCTGCCTGTTGAACAAACACAGGCATACTCTCCAAAAACTCTGTTTCAAAGTTCTGGGTATAAGAAGTTATTGCAGATACTAGTTCTGAATACGTCATTTATTAACCCATTGGGCCTCGTGCCATTACACCTTTGGTTGCAGCACCAGTGCCGCGAATCTTAATACCTGAAGTCTTCGGTTCCTTGTAATTGCCTTTGCTAATGTTGCCAGCAGAAATGTTCATTTCTTTCATAACATTTGAACCAGCTTCATTTTTAACTTCAGCTTTTACAGTCTTGCCTGTCATGGTATGTGGCTGGGCATAAACAGAAGCATCACCTACTTCTTTGCCGCCTACCTTCTTGGAAAATTTAGCCATTATTTACCTCTTGAAGTAGACTTCTGGTTCATCGCACGAGCTAAATTACGACCGTATTTTCTCATTGCTTCGCCAGTAACGCCACCCTTTGCCATCTTATGCATACGGCCTTCGTGACCTTTTACAGCCTTGCTTGCCTCTTTGTCAGCAATACGTTTAACTTGTTTTGCGTCCATTTCCTACTCCTAAGTTATTGTTACCGTTCCTACTTCGCATGCTACTGCCAATGCGTTCGGAGTTAATAATGCATCAAATCCACTTGCCCCACCAACGGGCGCCCAACCCCACTGGAATACCCTACTACCACCCGCTGGATAACCATCTTCATCTAACAATGGACCCGGAATATTAGTTATCTGCAATCCACTTAAACCAGATTGATAATAACTTGTGTCTGGTCTTGGTTCTCTTACAGCTTGCGGATCATTCACTGGATATAAACCCAACGACAACTGAGGCTGATCCGGCTCCCAACAGGTAGGGCATACTTTGATGCTGACCTGTTTAGTCTTAATCGTGAGCTTACGAAGCTCTGTTAACTTGTACCTAAATCCACATCGATCACACTCGGCAATCGAATTTTTACCTGATGCATATTTACTTCCCATACATCACCTATAGAAGGTCATGCGTGGTACATAGCGATCAGGTGCTTTCTCTCTATCTTCAGATGCTGCTAAATCCCATGACTCATCGTACTGGGATTTCAACATCATAATTCTGTCCGGCGACACTTCCGGTAACTTCATCGACAGCTTGTACGCCAATCCAGCAACCAATGCGCTTTGCATACGGAATGGAATTTCTTCCACATTCGCGCCATTACCTGCATCTACTATTCTACGTAAGCGCCAGTAAACAAAATAATAGTAAGGAGCAGCTAATGTTCCCTGATCTGGTGATGGCCAGATATTAATTTGCGGAACTTTAGGAGTGGCTCCAACAGCATTAGATGTTTGCCCAGAACGGCGGTTTACCCACACCTGAATTGGACGACCCTGCGCCAACTTATTCGGAATAGTTGAATAAGTAGATACGCTAATACGACTAATGTTTATATCAGTCTGGTTAGAAATCTGTCCGGGATCAGTGCGAATAACATGTTCAATAAGATCAACGGTATCATTAGGAAGATCATATATGTACTGTCCTTGTATTAACGGGATTTGACCTTGCTCAATTGTCCACAAGTTAATGCCACGATTAGCCCACTCGGTAATAAGCAGGTTTAAACTACGGCGAGCAGTACGGAATTGATATCCAGTACGCAGCTCCACACCACAGCGCTCATACGCCTCTTCCATCAACTCATTGAGATCAGGATTAAATGCAGTGGTAGAAGTAGTTACTGCCATAATTAAACCATTCTTCCTTTAGTCTTACCACGTTGAGCAATACCATCACCACGAGATGATGCTGATTTTACCTTGCCGCCTTTTTTCATACCATCCATCTCAGCAAACGCTTTTGCTTTTCGCTCTTCCGGTGTCATTGACTTACTATTTTGCCCAGAGCTATTAGAAGAACCGCGAATATTACGTATAGCGCTATCTACATCAGCTTTTCGCTTATCAAACTCTGCTTTAGAAATCTCTTCATTGTTGTGTACATATTTACCATCCACAACACGAAAAGTATTCTGCGATGCTGCTGTATTAGCCATTATTTCCTCGCAGCTCTCATATTATCAACGAGATTTGGATACGGTCTACCAGCAGCTTTCGCCATAGCCTTAGCTGACTTCTTCTTAGCTGAGGTTAACTTCTTTGGCTTACCTAAATCTTTAGGACGAGCCTTATCCCACACCTCTCCACCATCTTTATATTGAGTAAAGTCGGTCTCATCCCGACGGGGCTTTTTTTCACCACCGGGCATTTTGGAAGGGCGGATCGCACCCATACCACGAGAGGCCATCATTAGCAGTACCCGCCTTTTTTCATGCCTTTGTTGCCTGCCATTACAATCATCTTGCCTTTGGTTTTGCCTTTAACAGCAACGCCATCACGGCTAGGAGCAGCAGTTTTAACTTTACCCATAGCTGTCATGCCGCCTGAAGCCATCTTCTTAGCAGCCATTCCACCTTTAGCCATCTTGCCTTTGCCATCCGCTGCAAATGCCGGTACTTTCTGACCATCTTTCATAACCATAGGCATACCACCATCAGCATAACCACCCATAGCCATCTTCTTGGTAGCACCACCCTTAGACATCTTTTTCATTTCAGACTCCTCGTGTTTAATCATAGATTTAGAAGCACCTTTCTTTTTCATGAAAGCTACTTCCTTTTTAACCATTGCTTTAGATTCAGCCATACCACCACCCGCTTTCGTAAACTCTTTACCCACAGATTGTGGCACTCCGGCCTTCTTAGCAAATGCAGGATTGTGGGCAACCGCCTGCATAAACCTTTCTTGCTTTTTACTAACGGTAGGCATTAGTACATCTTTCCTCTGGTCTTACCACGCACAGCGCAACCATCAGCGCGGCTGGAAGCAGAACCACCTTTGGCTTTTTTAATTACCGGAGTAGTAGGTGCTTTAGGATTAACCAATGTTTCACCACTCAGATTCTTTTTAGTATCTTCGTAGCCTTTGTTTTGCATAGCATCCATCTTGTCGTACAAACGATCAAGTTCTGGAACGCTTTCGCCTTTAGCGCGACGAGATTCAAGTTCACGAATCTTGTTTTGCATTTGAATTAAAT